TTACCTTCCTGAAAATCTTTTCCGCTTCCGCGTCTTCATCGAATCTGATTTTCGCTTTGCCGCGTCTATTCTCAACCCACGCTTCAATCACCTTCCCGAGAACATAGCCCCTGTCGTGATTGAAAAGCACGCACCCGATTTCCTGCAGTCTCTTTAGATTCACGCAACCTTCGCTATGGTCTAAAATCTCCGTTCCAAACCAGCGCTCGTATGGCTCTTCCGACGAAAAGGAAAGCTCAACCTCCCGACTCTCTCCGTCCTCGTTGCCGCTTCTCACCGCCGTAATCTGTGCGTTTCCGAACTCTCTCCGAAGCTCTCGTTCCGGCGCTGTCTCCCGCGTCCACGCTTTCCCCTGCATATCGCACCGTTCTCTTGCTCGCGTTGTCTTATTCTTCGTCTTTCTCATCCCCCTCTTCTTCCTCTTTTCTTGCTCCCAGCAGCTGCCCCACCAAGTCCACATCCAGTTCTGCGGCGTAGTTTTGGATTTTTGCCATTTCCTCCAACTGCTCTTTCCAGTCTTTCCCGTTTTCCGCCGCCATATCTGCAAAGGTCTTTTGCCCTGTCAGTAGCGCGTCTTTGTTGGCCGCTGCCTCTTTCGCCGGATCAATCCACTTCTTCGGTGCTTTAATCCAGGTGTGTCTCGAATATTCGTACCGGTTTTTCTCCCAGAAACTGCCGTCTGCCGGTCTCCCGTCACTCAACTTTCCGGACAAATACAGGGCCTTGATGAATTCTTCAAAAATCTCATCCATCACGTCCTTTAGCTGCTGCCGCTCTTCCTCAAATGTCAGATCATCCTCGATTGCTCCCTGCCGTGCCGAAGAATAGTTCGTCTCAGACATATCGCGCGACGCGAGTTCATAGCTGAGCCCCTGCCCGCTCCCGAGCATTCTAATCTGCTGCTTGATATGCGCTGTGGCATCCGTAGCTTGCATGTTCGGCTGAACTACGCTGATATCATCTCCGGGCGACAAGTAGTTAATCGTTCCGGGCGAAATCATCTTGCCCATATAACCGTCGTCAACGCTGCCATACCCCCGCCCTGTCGTCGGCGGCGAATCCCGCTTAATGAAAACGCTCAGGCAGGCGAGCAACCGCTCTTTCACCGCCAGCGATCTCATGAACTCATTGATATCTCTTACGCGCGTGATTGTTGCCGCAAGGTCTGAGACCTCTCTTAGCTGCGTCGGCCGGTTCTTCGTGAAATAGAAAATCACATCCTTGGCTTGATAGAACTTTGTTTCCGTCTCCGTGAATCCATCCGGTGCAAATTGCTTGATGTGATACCCCACCGCCTTGTTGTAGATGTCATATTCAATCCCGCCAATCACCTTGTTATTCCCACGCGCCACTGCCGTTTCATCCAGCGCATCGACTTCTAGTGCCTGCAGTTTGAACGGCAGGAATCCGCCCGCCGTATGCGTTTTCAGAATCAGAATTCCGCCATCGACCTTTTTTCTCCGGATTGCCATTCGCATCAAGGAATCAAAGCTCTGTGTTCCGGTCACATCGCAATTCTCTTTCTTGCACCAAATCTCCCAAGCGCGTTCTATTTCCTCTCGCAATTCCTCGGACTCAACCGTAGATCTCAACCGAAATCCAGCGCCATACACATTTCTCTTGAACGCCCCCACAATGGCATTCATCACATCCGAGTTCCGCTCAAGGTCCCGCGCTCTTGCCCGCAATACATCTCTCTCGCCTGCATCTGCCCAGGCCGCCGGTATGTTCTCTGCATACCAATTCGTGTTTGAATGCACATTGCTGAAACTCGCGCCGTCATAGCTCATCGCGCGTTCAAGTTCATGCAAGGCCTGCTTATATGCCGCCCGCTTATACGCTCTTTCCGGCGAAAAAACTCCGATCACCTTTCCTAAAATGTCCACCGCTCACCGCCCTTGGAATACTGCAACGAATGTATCCGCCAGTAAGTTTGACGGCTCTCCACCCTGTACCGTTGCCTGTAGCTGCTTTTGCATCTTTAACAGCTGATTCAGATTCGCTCGTACCAGCTCGCGCGTTCCGATTTTGTAACTCTGACCGCCCTTAAGAATCGTGTAAATTGCTTCGTTGATTGTGTTCAGCTGCTCTTCCGGTGTCCCGTATAATTTAATTGCTTCGTCGCTCATGTATATCCCTCCATCCAGCCGTCCACATTCTGAATCCAGCCGTCTTCTTTTCTCGGTTGCTTCGGCTTTTCTTCCTGCTCATTTTCCTGTACTGTCGCGAGATGCAAACTTCTCACTCCACACATTTCAGCCGCCGCCATCGCATAAACTTCGCAGTCCAGATAGTGGTTATCCGCATGTGAATGTTTCAATCTCCATACAGTTTTCTCTTTTCCGCCAGAACGTTCAACGACTTTGTGTTCTGCCGTTACCTGTTGCCTGTATTCTTCATCGCACCCCCGAAATACCATCCATGAACCTTTTCCGTTTTCGCGCCGCATCCGCGCTGAAATTGAATCCTTGAACTGACTGCCGTCTACCAGGACCAGTTGCATCCCGTATGCCCGCGAGCCCTGCCGGTCTACTTTGCTGATTTTGTACCTGTCCCTCATCGGATTGGACGAACCTTTTACCGGCAGCGCCCAGTCTGAATTGCTCACGCAAAAATCATATGTGCTGTCCGCCTGATATCCGGAGTCTACAAGGCAAAGTTTCACAACCATCTTTCTTCCGTCTGCCGTTTTGTATTCCCGATTCATAGCATCGGCTATTTCCTCGAATCCCAAGGCCTGCCCGTGCGTTATGTTCTGCGAGGTCGTGTATTCTCCCCACGCTCGAATCGTGTAATACAGACTCGTTTCCTGCACATCGACTCCGCCCGTCAAGAAAACAGCCCAGGACGGCACAACAAATTCTTCTTCCTCTGTTTCCCTGTCCTGCACCGTGTCAGCCGTTGTTTTCAGCTTCGTGTCTTCCCACGGTTCACCCAACCATGAATTCGTAAAGTTCTGTAGTTGCTCCGGGTCTTCATACGATTTCAAGAACTCTTCTGCTACATCCTCCCATTTGAGAAACACGCTATACAGTGAATTAATCCAGAATCCTACCGACCTCGGTGCCCCAATACCTCTTTTCCTGACCGCTTGCCATTCTCCGCGCCGTAGCATTTCCGGCTTGCTCTCATTCTTGATTTCCATCCCGCACTTCTCGCAAAAATATGTGGCTGTCTTGGCGCGCTCTGCTATGCTCATCTGCTTCTCATCATCTTTTTCAAAGCGGATTTGTGCAAACCGCAGTTCAATCATTTCTCCGCAATTCGGGCACGGCACAAAATAGTGCCTCACCTCATCCGCTCCATCATGCAGATTCCAAATGTAGTTGTCGCGCAATGTCGGCGTCGAACACGCGTACACTTTTTCTTGCGGCCTATATGTCTTTGTTCTCTCCAGTGCCAAGTTAAACGGGCTCGCCTCTTTCTTTGACGCTCCGCCCATCTTGTCGATCTCGTCAAAAAAGAGATACTTAATCGGCTTCGACGCCAGCTTTGACGGGCTTCCCGCTCCATTCAGGAAAAGCGTCATCGTCGTAAACCTCAACTCCAGCTCCTTTGACTCCTGCTCTTTGAAAACTTTCTTGACTTCCGGAATCAGCCGGAACGCGGGCTTAATTCTCAGGTTTGACACTTCTTTCCCCAAATCATCTGTCGGATAGACAATCATCGTCGGTGCCGGACTTTCCGTCACAATGTACCCCAGCATGTTCAGCATGGCCTCCGTGCCGCCAATCTGTGACGCCTTGCAAAAGTAGATTCTTCTGACCGCTGGATCCACAAAGCTATCCATAATCCCGCGCAAATACGGAGTCACATCATTGGACCATTTGCCCTGTATATTTGATGTGCCGTCCAGCACCCGGTATCTCTCTGCCCATTCAGATACCGTAAGCGTTTCCTTCGGGCTTAATGTGTTCCGAATCACGCGCCGAAACAGTTTCGCCGTTTTTCTTCTCTGCCGCTCCCTGTCGCTCATTCTTCGCCTTCCTCGCCCTCTGTTGTTTCTTCTGTCCGCTCTATTTCGTCCGGATTGTACTCCGCCAGCTCAGAAAGCGCGTCTTTTACCCCCGCCTCTATTTTTTTCACAACCAGATTTACGTCCGTCTCTCCAATTATTCCAATCGCCAATTTTGGCGGCAACAGTGTCAATTTTTGTTTGAAGTGTAGTAGCATGTCCGTCAAAAACAGTTCAACATCATCGGCGCGATGCATTTCTCTTTTTAATCGCTTTAATTTGATTTCAGATATCTGTTTTTTTATTTCCTCGTGCTCTGCACTTACCCTTTCTTTATCGATGTTTCCTTTTCTTCCAGTCTCTTCATCTATCTTAAATTCTATATATTCTTGAACGCATTTTTCCAAGGAATATCTTTTGCTTCCAGGCGCGAATTGGAAAAGCCCCTCTTCGCGCAACTGTCGCACTCTTCTGGAGGTAATCCCGAGGCACGCCGCAAGCTCTTTCTGGTTCACCTCCATGCCTCAAATGTCCCCCCTCTCATTTCCGCTTTTTCTCCCTCTCTGTTTTGCCTGCCTTACAAGGTAGCTCTTTTTGGCTTCCCGCCCCGATTTGCGGAAGGAAGTCACCCCAAAAAAAGTGCTTTATAGCCAAAAACGCCGCGCCTCTTCCGCCCCGCTATACCCCACCCCTCCAGGTAGTACCTTGCAAGTTTTTCGTTCTGTGCTTAACCGCCCGCGTCACGCGCTCTATATATGCTGCTCGTGCGCGCTCTTATGATATAATCTCGCCTGCATGTATGTCGCTGATATATAAATAAATATAAAAGCAACCAATTTTATTCTTCAACGACTTTATGCAAACAAAAAAGCGCCCGCATAAACGGACGCAAAAAATATTTTTTCCAAAAATCGCTTGACAAAATAAAAAACACCGTGATACTGTGGCGGAGTCGCAAGCAAAGCGGCAAAAAATCGGAAAGGAGGAAATGCTATGAGAAGAAAAAGAGCAAGAAAAAAGAAGCGCTTTGGCTTGAGAGAAGCCTTAAAGCTCACAGCCGCAGTTATCATGCAGGCTGACCTCACCTGCACGCAAGGATATCACCTGCTACAGATAAGTGTCGCTTTGGCACATGAGCTATCGAAAGCGCTTCATCACCTATATAGCCTCTTACGCTAATAGGTGTAGGGAATCCGCCGCGCACGCGGCGGGGTTCCGCTCTTTTATTCTAGCATAAATCGCATGAAAGAAAAAATCTTTTTTATAGCTATGTGCGTTTTCTATGTCGTGTATCTCATAAGCGGGCGCGCGTTTGCGCCTGGTATGTGCGCGCTTGCAGCGTCCACGTGCTACACGATTTTTCGCGTCTCGTACTGGCTCCGGCGCTAGTTGTGGCTTGCTAGCAATATGCACAAATTTCCAACCTTGA